CGCCACCACCTGCTCGTCGGTGGTTCCGGGCCTGACCCAACCGGCACACCAGATGCCGTACTCGTCCTCACCGACAGACACGTCGGCGACAGCGGTGGAGGTGGAGTCGTAGTGCTCGATCGCCCCCTTCACCCCTAGGCGGTGGTCGGCGTGTCCCGCACCGAGGCTGATCGGCCCGGTCCGAGCCATTGAGCCGTCGTCCAGGAGCACACTACCGGTGGCGTAGTAGGCGTAGTTCGTCGCCGAATGAGGTGCGGTGACGCACACGCCGGGGTAGCCCAGGTGACAGGTCGTCCACTCCGCGATGTGCCCGAACACCCGTCCTTCGTCGGTGACGGTGAGGTGGGTGACCTCGGTCAGTTCGGGGTCCTGGAACCAGTCGGCGGGTGCCTGGGGTCCACCGGAGGCCACCAGGGACACCGCCGGAGCAGGGTCGCCTTCGAGTCGCTGCTCGGTGGGTGCGTGACCGGGCCAGAACCCGAGCGCGTCGTAGTGCCACTGGGCGCAGATTTGGTTGAGGAACCGCACCTTGTCGGGGGAGTTCTCGGCGATCTCTTCGCCGACCTCGATCCGGCATCGGTTGAAGTCGCCGGGGACACCCCAGCCGATCTTGATGTAGCCCTCCTCGCCGGGCTTGGTCCAGTAGTCGTGGATGCGCTTGGTCTCCACGGGGTTAGTGATCCAGCCGGGCCCTCGTCCAGCGGTGAGAAAGGCGCTCGCCTTCAACACCTCGGGCGCTTCCTCCCCGATCTGGCTGTACGCACCACGAAGTGCACGCTTCGCGGCAGCCTTCGCTTCGGGGGGAGCCTGGACCTGGTTGAACCGTGCTGCGGCTGCGTGCACCGCGTTCCGGTTCAAGGTCCCGCTCGGCTCCTTGATGGGTAGCCCGTTGTCGGACTTGGCCCGGCTGGACCCGTTCTTGTGCAGCACGCAGGCGGCGTACCACTGGTCGTCGGTGTAGTCGGCTTCGGTGAAGTCGCTCCACGGCTTGTCGGAGACGAAGTTGATCACGTTGACCGCCGCGACCGCCTTCGGGTCGTAACAGTCGCCCTGGGGATCGGTGGGGTCGCAGTCCTTCTCGCCGGGCATGAAGTCCGGCGGTGAGTTGCCCAGCGCCACCCAGGCTTCGGCGAACGCCGGGATGGACACGATCGAGGCGGATGCGATCCGAGCCGAGGTGAAGGTGACCTTGCCGGACTCCTCGTCGAACTCGAACTCGGCGTCATCGGCGTCGACGCTGACTCCGAACCGGCCGAACTCGGCGATCATCCCGACCACCTCGTCGGCTTCCGGGGCTTGGAGGAACTCCCCGATCGCTCGCATCTCACCGTCGACCCGTTCCACCCGGTCGATCCGGGCGACGACGACAGACCCGTCGTGACCGTCCCCGGACGCCTTCTGCCAGGTCAGCGGCAGCGGCAGGTCGCGGGTGGTCAGCGCGTTCTCGGCGAACCGGCGTCCGTCGCCGGACCACTTCCCTTCGGGGGCGAGGACCCCGTGCCAGGGAACGACCGCATGGATCTCAGCGGGCATTTCCGTCTCCGGCTGAGCCTCGGTGGCGGTATCGGACATGGTGACTCCTTCTGGCTGGGCAGGTTCACTGAGTGAACGTGCTTCGCTGGCGAGGACTGGTGCGAGTGTGCAGCGGCAGTTGATCCAGATAGCCGGGTCCCCGACCGGCTGGCCGGGGTAGACCAGCCCTTCCCCACCGATGTCGAACTTCTCGCCGGGGGGACGCTGTTGGCCTTCGGCGTCGACGTGGGTGTGTCGGACCGCCGAGTCGTGCATGGTGACCCACTCCAGCAGCAGCGGCTCGGCGTCGTCGCCTGCGGCCTGGACGGTGGCGGCGTTGGTGGCGGTGACCGCGAGCAGGGTGGCGAGGGTCTGCGGGTCGGTGCCGGGGTTGGACCGGAGCAGGGTGGAGCGGACCGCCATGCGGTAGCGACCGGGGAGCGGGGAGCCGGTGCCGCCTTCGGAGGCGTAGGTCTGGGTGTAGACGGTGACGGCGGCGTTGACCAGTTCGGCCCGGGTCCGGGGGTTGGGGTTGGCGAGCCAGGCTTCGACGTACGGCAGCAGCGACTCAATGGCGTCGTCCTGCTGCTGGCGGCGTCGGGCGGCGAACTCGTCGATCGTGAACAGGATCATGCGGGCACCTGATCTGCCAGGCGCAGCCAGTTGACCAGGCGCTCTCGTTTGTGGGGGGACTGTTCGGCGATCAGGGACTGACAGTAGGAGTCGAGGATGGGGACGACCTTCTCGTGGTCGGCGATCCCGTCGAGGATCTGCGGGGCGCACGTCCAGGCGTCTTCGAGGACCTTCGCGGTCGAGCAGGTGGCCTTGACGAACAGGTGGGTCTCGTAGGAGGGGACACCGGGGGGCTTGGTGGCCCCGACTCGGAGCCGGTTTCCGGCCCGTTCCAGCGCCCGGAACACCAGGGCCTCGCAGGCGGCGACCAGGGCTGAGGTGATTGCGGCAGCCTCTCCTGGGGTACGGGGACGTACCGGATGATCAGAAATGGAGGGCGGCAGCGGAGTCTCGCGGGTGGGTCCTTGGTCCTCAATGGGCGAGGGGCCAAGGTCCACCCCGAGCGTCCGCAACGCCGCACCCACCTGGTCGGGGGTGGCGGACCCGGAGGCCACCTTGGTCAGCAGCCACAGTTGGAACTCGACGCTGCTGGGCCGGTCGTCCTCGCTGAACCCGTTCTCGCGGCGGGTGGCTTCGGCGGTGATCAGGCCCCGGTCGTACAACTCGAAGGCTTCGCGGGACCGGTCGGGTCGCAGCCGTAGCGCCGAGGTGTCGTAGGTGATGACCCACGAGTCGTCGTCGAGGGCGACGTGCAGGTAGGCGGTGGAGAGGGCCTGGGTGATCACGTCCAGCATCGGCTCGACGTGCATCTTGATGGTGGCTTCCTCGATCTGCCACGCACCCCAGTGGGAGACGCCGTTGGTGCGGCCACCACCGGTGCCGCCGTTGGAACTCATCCCGAGGACCTGCTCGGGCGGGAGGTCCATGCCGAGCGCGAACCTGCGGATCGCCTCGTTCCGCAGGTTCATGGACTCGCCGTCGAGTTCTGACCAGAAGGTCAGCAGCCGGGCCTTGTCGATCGCCTCGTCGGGGGCGGTGACCACGATCGGGATGACCGCCGACGGGGAGCCGGGGTCCTCGATCGGCTTCAACATGGCTTCGGCGAGGGTCTGCATGAACGAGTCGGCGTCGTTGACGGTCTGGGTTTCTTGACCGTCGACCGCTGGCGGCGGCGGGAACGTCATGGACTGCGGCATCATCAGGATGCCGGACCCGGCCAGACGGGACGTGATCTGAGCGAAGACGTGGCGGGTGAGCCATTCGATCTCGGACAGGATCGGCAGCATCGCCCGGAACGGGGAGTCGGCTTCGATCTGCCTGGCCGGTGAGGGGAGCCAGATGCGGATGACCGCGTCCTGCTCGGTGAGGGTGATCGGGGCGCGTCCGTCGCCGTAGTTGATGGTCCAGGTATCCCCGGAGACGGTCAGTTCGATACAGGAGACCACTTCCCACAGGTCGGTCTTGCCGAACCCGACCAGGTAGCACTCTCCGGCGATGGTGAGGTGGATGCCGACCGCGTTCATCGCCTGGGTCTGGCCGTCGGGTCCGCCGAACAGGGCGGTCAGGGCGTCGTAGGCGGGACCGGTGTCGGCTGTTTTCAGGACCCCACGGAGGTACTGGCCGACTCCGAGGGTGGCTCTGGACACGGCGTTGCCGAAGAACTTCGCGGAAAACCGGGCTTCACCGCAGATCGTGTACTGGCGGTAGCACTCGGCCTGCCAGTCCTGACGAGGCCGGTAGATACGCTCCATCTTTCCCGGATAGCGGGTGGCGGAAGCAACCAGGGCGGTCGCGACGACCGGCGGCTCGGGACGACGTCGAGGCATCAGTTTCGCTCTCGGGAGGGTGTCTTGATCGCGAGTGTCCCACAACAGACCCGCCTGGTGGCAGAACCGGCTACTCCACCACTCTGAGCAGGGCCTCGCCGAGAGCCTTGGTCGACGTCAGGTCGAGGTCGTAGACATCGGAGTCACCGTACCTGCTGGACAGGGTCAGGGTGACCACGCCCCCGGTCCGGCTCACCGTGTATCCGTCGACCGGCTGACCTGGCCGGATTACTCCGGTTGGTCGTACGAAACGATCATGGCGGCTAGGTAGGAGCCAGCCCACCAGCCATTGATGATCCACCACCAGGCGTTGAGGTCGGAGAGCCATACCCACATCCCCATCCCAGCCGCCAGGTAGGGACACAGGCAGAACTGGCAGGTGAACAACTTGCCCCAGGTGTCGCCGAGGGCGGCGATAGCCCGAGTCCGGAACCATTCTGCGGGCGGGAC